ACTTAAAGGTACTGGTACCGGCGGCGGTGACGGGTCTGGTGGTGGAGACGGGTCTGGTGGAAACGCAGGTGATGCCTGTACAACTGAAGACACTAACGAAGCTGGAACTTTACAAGATGACGGCCAAGGAAATCTTACGTGTGTACCAACTACTACCGGCACGGGAACTGGCGATACAGGAGGTACAGGAGATACTCGTAAAGCGGGTGATGCCTGTAAAACAGACGATGGCAAGGACGGAACACTACAAGAAAATGAAGAAGGTATTTTAGTCTGTGTTGCGAAAACAACAACTACAGGTGACGGGGTTGGTGAGACAACAACTGTTAAACAAACTTGTTCAGATCCTAATAGAGCAACTAAAGAAGACGGGTCTTGTGCTGAGTTGTGTAAAGACGGCACTATCCCAGACCAACACGAAGAAGGCCTCTGCGGTAATCCTCTGATAACAACAACAGGTCCGGGAGGCGGAGACGATACTGAAGAGTGCGACAACAACGCCACTATCGAAAGCAACTGTAACGAATGTGCAGACGGTAGTTTACCATCAGAACACCAAAACAACGACTGTAATCAGCTGTTGATTACCACAGGCGGTGGTATCACTAACGTAACTGATGTTGATTGTACTTTAGTCGAGTGTCAGTCTCCTCGACCTGACGGAGAAGCTGGAGTAGCTTGGGATAAATGTTGTACAGATGTTACTACCTTTACTGGCGGTGGAGGAACTTCAGATGACTGTAAGTTAGTTGAGTGTGAATCTCCTAGGCCCGAAGGAGAACTTGGAGCTTTGTGGGACACTTGCTGTAAAGAAAAAACAGTAGTGCCTCCTACTACTACTGGAGGTGGTGGTGGAGACGACGGAGGTATGTTTGGAAGCTCTGGACTTGGTTCTTTTAGTCCCGCTGGACAGCCGGGAATGTTTGACCCAACAGTTACAGCGGCAGTATCACTAGAACAACCCTTGAGTTTTCCCATAAGAGACTTTTTGTTAGAAGCTCTGCCTAAAAATAAAAGAGGCATGATGACAGGATTTAAAGTATGACGTATTTAGACCTAGTAAACAACGTACTGAGGCGTCTCAGAGAAGACACAGTAACAACCGTTAGTGCTAACACGTACAGTGCTATGGTTGGTGACTTTATTAACGATGCAAAGCAAATTGTAGAGAACGCTTGGGATTGGTCTAATCTCAGGTCTACTCTTACGATTACCACGGCGGCTGACGACTACACGTACTCACTCACAGGTTACCAAGACCAAGGCAAAATTCTGAACATCATCAACGATACGTCTAATCTTGTGATGGAGTACAGACCGCAGACTTGGTTTGACGACAAGTTTTTTGTTAACACCCCTGCTTCTGGTAAGCCAGAGTACTACACGTTTAGTGGCATAGACGGCTCTGGTGACGCACAGATAGATGTGTATCCTAAGCCTGACGGTGTTTACTCACTTAAGGTCAAGAGCGTCATTCGGAACACAGCGTTGAGTTCTGACTCTGACACACTGGCTATTCCTAGTCAGCCTGTGATTCACATGGCGGTAGCTCTGTTGGCTCGTGAACGTGGGGAGACAGGCGGTACGTCAACACCAGAGTACTTTGCTATTGCTGACAAGTACCTGTCTGACGCTATTGCTCTGGACGCCCAGAAGCACCCCGAAGAAACTATTTGGTACACACCGTAGGGAGACGCTAGATGGCCCAGCCACTACAGAGTATTAACCTAGTTGCTCCTGCGTTCAAAGGGATCAACACAGAAGATTCTCCGCTTGCACAGGATACGTCTTTTGCGGAGATCGCAGATAACGCTATCATTGACAGACGAGGACGATTAGCTTCACGTAAGGGTAACGCTGTTGTAACTACAGACAAGACTGTACTAGGTACTGACTACCTCTCTAACATCCACGAGTTCTACGACAACGCTGGTAACGAGGTAATTTTTAGTACTGGTAACAACAAGATTATGACAGGCACAACGACACTGGTTGACGCTACGCCAGCATCGTACACAATTACAGCTAACGATTGGAAGATATTTAACTTTAACGATCACGCTTACTTTTTCCAACGTGGCTACGAGCCTCTTGTGTACAGCAACAGTTTAGGCGCAGTAACCAAGATGTCTAGTGTTGCTGGTGCATCTGTAACAGCCTCTCAGTACTCCAACGAAGCCATCGGTGCATACGGACGAGTGTGGTGTGTAGGTAACGCTACTGATGACAACACAATCTACTGGTCTGACCTTTTGATAGGACACGATTTCTCTGGTGGATCTAGCGGATCTATTGACGTATCTAAGGCGTGGCCTAACGGATTTGACAAGGTTGTAGCTATAGCGGCACACAACGGTTTACTCGTAGTCTTTGGTGAACACAACACGTTGGTCTATGGTGGTGCAGAGAGTCCTGCAACAATGGCTATACAAGACACTATTCCGGGTGTTGGCTGTGTAGACAGAAAGAGTGTACAGAACATAGGAACAGACTTGTTGTTCTTGACGCAGACAGGTCTTAGGAGCTTGGGACGATCTATACAAGAGAAGTCCTTGCCTATTACCGACTTGAGCAGAAACATCAAGCAGGAACTGATTGCTAACACACTGGCTAAAACAGAACCAGTTAGTACGGTGTACAGTCCTGAAAACTACTTTTATCTTCTGTGCTTTCCTGATCTCAACCTCGTGTACTGCTTTGATGTACGAGGCACACTGGAGAACGGTGCGTACAGGGTAACACGATGGCCTAGTGTGGATTTCAAGTGTTTCCACAGGGACAGAAACGGTGACATATACATAGGCACAACAGCGGGTGTAGGAACTTACGACAACTACTTTGACAACGGTAGTGTCTATCGGTTCCGTTACTACAGCCCCGGCTTGAGCTTTGGTGACCCGTCTAAAATTAAGATGTTGAAAAAGATCAGACCTACGATTATTGGTGGAAACAATGCAGACATATTTCTCAAGTGGTCTTACGACTTTTCAACAGCAACCAGCACTAGCACGTTTAGAACCAGCAGTGCTACACCCGGATTCTACGGACAGTCTGAGTACAATGTAGCAGAGTTTTCAGAAGAAGGCACAATCATTAGTCGTTCTTCTATTAACACAACAGGCTACGGCTCAGTAATCAGCGTAGGTCTTGAGACAGACATCAACGGCTACGCTTTGTCCATACAGGAAATGAATGTACTAGCACTGATAGGTAAAACGCTATGATGATGAATTACAATAAAAGTAGAGGTACTTACTAATGGCACTAGGATTTTTAGGTGATATAATTGGGGATGTTGCCTCTTCTCTGTACACAAACCTCCCCGCAAACATACAAAAGCTCTATACAGACGAGATAACTGATATTAAGGCTCCTGATATTGCGTTTAAGGGTTTTACGGTCACTGGTCCTACGGGTAGGATTGAGACTTCAGAAACAGGTGGAACGCAGTACTATTTAGACCCTACTGCCTCTAGTATTCAAAGTGCTCTGGAATCTGCGGCACTCTCTAGGTTTGGTGCTACTCCTGCTGGCGCTGGTCAGCTAGGTGCCGCTGGACAACAGTTGTTGGGCGCTGGTCAACAACAGTTTGGTCAAGTTCCTGCAATGTCTCCTGCAATTTTAGGGGCAAGTCAAAATCTAATGGGTATGGGACAAGCGCAACTAGGTCAAATGCCTTTTGGCCTTTCAGGGCAACAAGCGGCGGCACAACAGGCGTTTGGACTAGGTGGGCAATTCATGGGTCAAGCCGGTATGCCTATGGGTGCTAGAGAACAAGAAGTGTATGACCGTATTAGGGCTACACAGCTTGGTGAAGAAGAGAGACAGAGACTAGCTCTGGAAGAACGACTGTTTTCACAAGGCAGAGGCGGTGTACGTACATCTATGTTTGGTGGAACACCAGAGCAACTTGCGTTAGCTCAAGCACAAGAAGAGGCTCAAAACAGGGCCGCTCTTGCCGCTATATCTCAAGCACAAGCAGAGCAACGTCAACAGGCGGCTCTGGGCGCACAGTTTGCTGGCCTAGGTTCTGGCCTAGCTGGACAGAGACAAGCTCTGGAAGCCGCACAACAAGCACAGGCTCTACAGGCTCTTACAAGCGGCACTGCTTTTGCAGGACAAGAAGAGGCGTTACGATCAGCGCAACAAGCTAGGGCGCTACAGGCTCTACAAGGCGGCATGGGATTGATGGCAGGAGGTCTTGGGTTAGAAGAGGCACAACAACAGATTGGACTAGGTGCGCTTGGTGGAGCTTATATTCCACAGGCGGCTATGTTGTCTGCGTTCTCTCCTGCACTCAACGTGGCTAGCTTGGCTGACGTTGCACGTAGGCAAGGCGGTCAGTACGCAATGGAAACTGACATTGCTAACCTTGAGGCAGAACTACAGAGACAGGCTGGTTTGTCCAACTTGTACAGCGGTTTGTTCAGCGGCGCTACTGGATTAGTTGGTGGGCTAGGTACTGGTTTGGCTAACATCATGGGCGACACTGGATTGTTTGGTGACATTTACGATTGGGCTAAGGGTAAGTTCTTCC